AGGGTGGGACACTTAAAACAAAACCTTCAAAGCCCACCACCGGGATTCTTCCGAATCAAGGCAGTGGGCTTTTTCCATACCGAATATTCATTCTGATGACACGGAGGTAATGATTATGAGCCGTACTTTTACCCACAAGACCGACGAATCGACCCTGACCACCCTCTGCCCCCGCTGCCTGACTGCCTTTCGGAACGCCCGTGGCATCCGTGTCCGCCGTGCAGACCCCGGTCAGACCGTAAAGGAGCCTTGCACCTACTGCCAGACCAACTTCGGCTATGACTACTACATCCAGCCCACCAGCCCGAAATCCACCTACTTTAAGAAAGGCCGGTTTGATGATGAATCTGAATGCGCTTAAGATCGACCCGGAGTTTCAGGGCAAGATTCCACCGCTTACCTTTGAGGAGCTGAACCAGCTCGAAGCCAACATCCTGCGGGATGGCCGTATCATCAATCCCATCATCGTATGGCAAGGCTTGATCGTAGATGGGCACAACCGCTACACCATCGCCAAGAAGCACCCGGAGATCCCTTTTACCGTTCACGAGAAAGAGTTTGCAAGCCGCTATGAAGCCATCATCTGGATCTGCAAAAACCAGTTGGGGCGGCGCAACCTCACACCGGAACAGAAGAAGTACCTTATCGGGAAGCAGTATGATGCGGAAAAAGCTTCTTATGGTGCAAAAGATGGTTTTCGAGGAAATCAATACACTGAAGTGGTAAGTGGACAAAATGTCCACTTACCAAAAGATGCCAGAAATGAAACCGTTCGGATGCGAATTGCCAGAGAAAACAATATCAATGAACGGAGTGTACGCCGTGCCGAAGAATTTTCAAAGGGTGTAGACGCTGCCGAAGAAGCCGTTCCCGGCACACGGCAGAAAGTGCTTTCCGGCGAGGTCAAGCCAACCGCCGCCGAGATCGCATCTGTTGCCCGTGCCCCTCCCGAAGAACGTCCTGCACTGGTGGCTGAAATCTGCAAGCCGAAGCCACCAAAGCCGCCTGCACAAAAACAGAAAGCTCCCCCAGCCGTAGCCGCACCGTTGCCCGATGTCAGTACATCCGATGAAGAAGCGCCTGACGAAGAACCAACGTCCACTCCTGCTCCATCCGAGCTGATCTTTCCACAAAAGGAGAATGAACCGTTGAAAGTTGACCGTCAGCAGATTCTTGAAATCGCAAACAATCGCTACCATGTCAAGCAGCTTGCCAATGGTGCGGCGATGCTTTGCGAGGTATCGGGAGCCGCCAACAGTATGATGCGCCGCTGGGAAAGTGTTTTCCGGGAATATCCCGATATTCTGTCCGATGCAGAGAACCGTGCATCCGTAGAGCGAACAATTCAGAAGCTGAGAGATTACCTGAAAAATTTAGAAGATAAGATGGAGGAACTGCTATGAAGAATATGAACTGTGTCAGCACCATGCCTGAGATCATGCCTGAAATCACCGATGAAGCCATCATCGAAGCTCTTTTCGCTCAGCGGCCTTACGAAGAAAAGGTCATCAACAGTGCCTTTCTCGAAATCCCTGCGGAATATCAGCGCAAGCTGAACATTCCCAATGTCGAAAAGATGTCGGCAGAGTTCACCGAGCTGATTGCCAACCCGCCCAAAGTCAGCTACCGGGACGGTCACTACTTCGTCTTTGACGGTCAGCATACCATCGTGACCCGTCGGGCGATGAACGGCGGGCAGGATCTTCCGATCATCTGCAAAGTGTATGAGGGTCTGACAGAGGAAGAAGAAGCCATGCTGTTTTCCCGGCAGACGGGCGTTTCCACGCCGCTGACCGCTGGCGCAGAGCTGCGCGCCGCTTTGGTGGGCAAAGACCCGGAATCTCTCGCATTCGTGAAAGCCACCGAAAGCACAGGTCTGCAGCTTGGTCTGGACAGCTACCGTGCCCCGTGGAAGATCATCTGCATCCGCACGGCTTTCAAGGAGTACAAAGCCTACGGCGCAGACCTTTACAAAGAAGCCCTGACCATGCTGGCAAAGGGCTGGGAGGGTGACCCCGATTCCCTCCGCTCCGGCATCCTGCAGGGCATGGTTCGCTTTGTGGCTCTGTATCAGGGCGAGTATGACCCGGAGCGTCTGGTGAAGCGTCTGCAAGCCATTCACCCTATGACGCTGGTGCGGGATGAGAAATCCCTGAGCGGCACCGTCAGCTACAAGTATATGATGCTGATCCTTCGCACCTACAACGGCTCCAGCCGCCGCTTCAATCTTCCCATCAAGCAGTGAACTTACTTCTTCATGCAGGTCTCCTTTCTCATCGCAGAAGCCGTCCGCAAGGGCGGCTTTTGCCTACATAAGGAAAAGGGGGTTGCCGCCACCGTATATGTAACAAAAGACTTTGGTTTTCTCCGGGGCGAGATCTACTATGCAGACCTTGACCCGCACTATGGCTCTGAGCAGGGCGGCAAACGCCCTGTTATTGTAATTCAAAATAATACTGGAAATAAATTTGCGCCGACTGTGATCGTGGCTGCTGTGACCTCAAAAGTCACCAAAAAGCCAAACCAGCCCACCCATGTTCTCATTGACCAAAATCCAGCTTTTTCAAGGCCCTCTATGGTGCTGCTGGAACAGATCTTCACCATTGATAAAGAACGCATACAGCGGCTCCTAGGGCAGACTACGCCGGACGAAATGTACCAGATCAACGAAGCCCTGATGAACAGTCTGGATTTGAACGGAGGTCGATAATATCAACAAGAACGCCTACTCTCCCCTTTCCTCCGCTGTTCCTCCCGATGTTTTCAGCATCGATGCAACTGCACTGAAGCTGATCTCCATTTTATTCGACAACAACCTGATCTCTGCTGAGGTCTATCATCAGGTTCTTAGCAGATATTCTGCGTAATGTCAAGGATGTCGCTGACACCGGCGACATCCTACATATTCCCTTCCCAATCTTCTATACTACGGGCAAAGGAGGTACAGCGATATGAACATCACGCAAAGAATGTACTTTGGGCAATTCCCACTGGACAAGGACCGCGACCGCCGCATTGCTTTTTACGGTCGTGTTTCCACCCAGCATGAAGCGCAGGTCGATGCGCTTGGAAACCAGATGCAATGGTACGATGACCAGCTTCGGTATCATCCAAACTGGCAGGTCGTTGACCGCTATATCGACGAAGGCATCACCGGAACCTCAGCCAAAAAGCGCCCGGCCTTTATGAAAATGCTTTCCGATGCCAAGTGCGGAAAATTCGATCTGATCGTTACTCGTGAGGTCTGCCGCTTTGCCCGCAACACCGTCGATACCCTTCAGCTTACCCGTGAACTCCGCAATTTCGGCGTTGAGGTCTTTTTTGTATCCGACAACATCTGGACAATGGACGGCGATGGCGAACTCCGGCTTTCCATCATGGCAACCATGGCGCAGGAGGAAAGCCGCAAGATTTCAGAGCGTGTTCTTGCCGGGCAAAAGATAAGCCGGCAGAACGGCGTGCTTTACGGCAGCGGCAACATTATCGGCTATGACCGAGATAAGGTCAACCGTACATACGTTATCAACGAGGAACAGGCTGCTACCATACGGATGGTTTTCACGCTCTATTCTCAGGGCTACGGGGAAAAGGCAATCGTCAATGAACTTTCCCGGCTGGGCCGTAAGGATGGGCACGGAAACGTCAGTTGGTCCTGTACAAAGATCAGCCGCATTCTTCGTAACGCAACGTATATGGGCTATATCTGCTACAACAAGTCCAAGGTCAACAACTATCTTGAAAAGAAGCGCATCAACAATCTGGACGAAACTTCCTTCGTCTATGTAAAAGGCAACTTTGAACCAATCGTATCAGAAGCCCTCTGGCATGAATGTGAGCGCATCCGTAAAAGCCGTATTGTCAATCTGCGTCTTCCTGATGGAGAAACACGACGCAAGGGCATTGACAGCACCAAATATTTATGGGTCGCAAAACTTCGTTGCCGCTGCGGTTCCTCCTACCGCATTTTCAACTGGCGTAAACTGAAGGACGGAACGCCGGTCTTTGGCTACCAATGCAATATGCGAACCGTCAATCCGACCCGTTCCTTCGTTCTGGAGCACAACATGACCCAGCAGCTCAGTTGTGATGCCATTTCCATCCCGGAGTGGAAGCTGGAACTGATGGCGAAGAAGATCTTTGAAAAGGTCTGGGGCAATCAGAACAAAGCCATCCTTCGTGCCTGCAAGATGATCGAAAGCTGCCAGAATGGGAAAGCCGCTGCACGAATGTCCGCTGCACCGATTCAGGGCCAGATCGAAAAAATCAAAAAGCGCAAGCTGAACTACGCTGCCATGCGTGCAGACGGCGAACTGCCAAGAGAGGAATACCAAGCCCTTTGCAAACAGGCAGACGACGAGGTCGCCCGCTTGGAGCAGGAACTGAAAGCCCTCTCCCCTGCACCTGAACCGCAGACGGTTTCTTCGGACATGAAAGCGATCTACGATTTTCTCTCTCAGAAAGTCGATGTGCACGGTGCCCGTCTTGCTCCCGAATTGATCGACCAGTTCGTTGAAGTGGTCACCCCCATTGCCGATTACTCCTATCGCTGGAAGCTGAACACCGGCTGCAAGAAGTCCAAAGAGGAGCGCGCCGATCTGATGGCTGTATCGGAAAAGCCTAT